CTTTGCGTCTCACGCGTTGCGATGATGTTGGTGCTTCTGAGCTTGGCGTTCGTCGTCAAGTGCTCGGAGGAGGACGCGGCGCGTTCGCCGGCTGGAGCTGGTGGCTGGAACTCAGTCACCCTTGAGCAACTCTGGATCCATGTGACCTCTTGGTTTCAGAAGATACTGGAGTCGGGCTACGACTTCGTGTTTCCTGACTTTGTGTTCACATTCGGTCGGGTGTTGCTGTTGCTCGCTGAGTATGGGTGGCCTCTGTTGGGTTGGGCTAACATGCTGTTCACTTGGTACCTTCTCTGGTTCTGGATTGTTTGCTTGCGTGCGTATCGCCAGGCTCATGCCGAATATGAGCTAGCTACGTATGAAAGTACTCATGCACCAGTTGGTCAGAGAAGTGCTGCTGGACAGCGTGCCACAGCTGCGAATAACGCACAGAATCATTGGGCATCGAAGTCGACTTATCGTCTTCTTTTCCAGATTATTTTGTGCTTGTTCACTTGGCGGCTAACTTGGATTACCTCTATGATACTCATGTCAACTTTTTGGGGCATGTCGACTTTTCTACTAAGAGTCGGTCGAGCTGTTATTCCTATTTTACGATTCGAAGCACGGGACAGCCTTCTCATGATCGATGATGAGGATGTTGCACCTGCTGCTAAGAAGGGAGTTGAACGTGCTCGCGCCGTTGCAGACGGTACTATGTGCCAAACTGCTGGCCTGGGTTTCAAGGTAGATTACAAGCGTCCTGTCTCTTTCGATAAGGGAAAGGAACCTGAAAGTGAGGATGACTCAGGCTCTGAGTCAGACTCTGAAGAGTTAGCTCGTGGTATATGTGGGCTCAAGACAGAGGCTCAGGACTCCACAACGACATTATGTGGTACGATAGTAAAGCTTGCAGAAGCTTGTTGTCACGAGGGCCGTCACAAGCGTCGATCTCGTCGTGTTGATTACGATCGCGATGACTATCGCGAAGAGATGACACAAGAAGAGGTTGACGATTTTGTGATTTCTCATGCAGCGGCTGCGTTAGCTAAGCGCAACCATGCTTTCCGTGACCTCCTGGAGGATCAGATCCAGCATTTTACCTCCCGCTTTCATCAAGGTGATTGGGCAAATGCTGAAGATGAACAAGACGATGACTTCTACGATGTCAACGTCTTTGAAGAGGAGGCGTTGGTCGGCAGCGTAGCCGTCCACACTCCTCAACCAAAGGGCGTCCAAAAGCGCCCGGCGGTTGTTGCCGCCGCTGCAGCTCCTGTTGCAGCGCCAGTTGCGAGCACTTCCTCTAGTGCAGCAAGCGAGTTCCCGTCCACGGTGGTGAAGAATGAAGCGCTTCATCCCGAGAACCCGCCTGCTGTGTCGTATCATTCGTCCATTGTTGTACTGAACGATAAGGATAAGCAGCCCGTTAACAGCGCGATTCGCGTTGGTAACGGTCTCTTAACTACCAAACATGCCGCTTCGCAGTATGCATTTGCAGGTGATTACGCGTTTCCGGCTTCTTACCGGAGTTTCGCACTTGCAAACGACCTTGTGTTCTTGCTGACGTTTCCTCCTAACGTAGATTCCATTCCAACCAAGCATTTTAGAGAACCTAAACTTGGCGAAGTAGTCTGCGTTAATGACAAACTCAACGGCAAAAGTTCACAAGCCACCGTTTCTCAAATCATCAAAGACGGGAATGACCTTTCTTGTCTGTACAATGCATCTACGCAAGCTGGTACGTGTGGTACCCCTGTTGTTGCGCTTTCCGACGGAGCGGTTGTCGGCATACACAATGCCGATGGTCGCTTCTTAGGCATTAGCCCCTACGTCTTGAAGTTTTTTCGAGACCCCGGAGCTACAGTGCGCGTTCGAGTACCTACCGAGTCTTCGAAGGTGCTCTCTCGCGTTACCAAACGACAGGAGTCGCGTCCGGTACGACGTGCCCGCGGTAGTCACTCTGCAAAGGGTGGCCGTGGTAGGGGGGTCGCCTCTGCCAAAAACTAAGTTTGTCGCGGGTTCGGTGGCGCATGGGTACTCACCTGCGCCATTGGACGAGTTGTCGTTGTGGAATGGGCTTTGCAAGTTTCAACACGGTCAGACTATGTTAACAACTGGGGAGTCCTCTTACTTATTGCGTAGCTTAGACCATTGGTTTCCTTTGTTATCACAAAATAGCGAAGTAGCCGATGATGAGCTCGTATTAAGCGAGTTAGGAAAGCACTCGGATAAGACGGCCGGTTATCCGTGGTTTGTTCGCGGCACTCCCTCCAAGGGACAAGCCCTCGAACGCTACGGGTTGGCGAATATAGAGGAATACTATAAAAGGTACACCTCTGTTGTCGGTAGTACACTTAAGGATGAACTTCGTCTTGTTGGCAAGGATTCTCGATTCTTTCGCCCTCAGGATGTGTCGTCCTATGTGGAAGCCGTCCGTCTCTTCTATCATCAGAATAACTACCTGATGGACCAGTTGTTAGTAACGCCTATGTTTAATCGCTATGTCATGCCTGGTCAAACCCTCCCCGCTGTGTTTCGCATTCTTGACGATTTTTCAAGGAAGTGCTATGCTGCAGACGGGAGTCAGTGGGATGCAAATTTCCCCCTTTCTCTCGCCTGTATTATAAGCGCCTTTCGAAGTCGTAGCGATACGCAGTCTCGGGTAGAGCGATACTACAGCATGATGTATAACGGTTATACAAACGTTGGAGGTAACGTCTTCGAGTTGGTTGGTCAACCTTCGGGTCATTACAACACCTCAACCGATAATAGCTTAGCCAATATGTGTCTCATGGCTTTACATGCTTATCGACTCGGTTGGTCATTGGATGACTTTGTACAGAAGGTTCGATTTTACTGTTGCGGAGATGACCTCATTTGGTCTGATCGCAGTGGGTACTATTACCCGGAGGCCTTGAGTGCGACGTATGCGTCTGCAGGAGTTTATTTAGAGTTTGAGGACCTGTTTCCTCAACGGGCCATCGCCCTCACTTTTGTGGGTCAGCGAATTGTCCTGCGGTCTTTTCACGGTGTGTCTGCTTGGATAACAGCACTCCGCAAAGATCGTACTTTAGCTTCGTCCTGTATTCGTAAACGTCGTGCTTCGGACCTTGATGAGCTTGCAAAGTTGGCGTCCCTCGTGCAATTGAGCTTTGGCGATGAAGAACTGTATAACATCGTTCACGGTGTTATGCTCTCCTTCCTCGCCTTATGCCTGAAACGTCAAACGCTGAGCATGGCCGATCCTCATGTCCTAGGCTTGTTGAGGTCGGTAACGGAACGCTCGCTTGTTGACGCTCATCTTTCATGGGAAGGGGCCATTTTTCCCCTTTCTCAGCGGTGCGCTTAAATGAATGCCGTTTAAGAGAGATGCAGGCGATGCTTGCGAATCCGCAGTTTCGCTCGATTGCGAGGAACGTCGGTATGTCGGCTGTACGTGGGCTTGGACGCTCACGTGCAAGGCGTGCTGGACGGGGTAAGTGGTACTTTGGACGACGTGTGGGTATTCCGCCTCAGAGGCAGAATCGTCGATCAGGTGGAGGTGGGGGTGTTCTGTATGCTTCAACGTCGACTTCGGCCCCAGTGGCCAGGTCTTCGCGGATTGCTACTAACCCTACTTCTCAGCGTTACAACGCCACCGGCGTTGACTGGTTGACGGATGTGGCTAACACTACCACGCTGGATCCATCGGTTTACAGCTACACTGTGAACCCTGCTGAGCCGTCAAGCTTTCCCCGCTTGGCGAATATCGCTGCTCAGTATCAGCGTTACGAACTCCAAAGTCTACAAGTAGTTTACACACCCACGTGTGCGACTACACAAAAGGGTATGTTGTACATTGCACCCATTCGGGATCCCACGTCGCCCTTGCCGGACACGGTACCGGCGATGCGTGGTCTCAGTGGTTGTATGTCGTGTGCTGTTCGTGATCCGATGACGGTCACGATTCTCAAATCGCAGATGTCTTCCGCCCTCAACGGATTTTACTGCGAAGCACCGACAGGCGTCGAACCTGAAGAGGACAATGCTCTGCGTTCTTGCGGACGTATTGCCATCATGACGGACGGCGTTTTGAAGAATGATGGTGATGTTGGTTCCATCATCATGCGCTACAACTTCATCCTTTCGGACCCCAAAAGTGCGCCGGAGGGATCGGCGTTGAGCGGAGGTTTAGTGTATACCGCTGGTTTCGCAGCGGGAGACCTAGATCTAACGGATTATTCTGCTATTCATGGGAAGCCTGCGATTTCGCTCCTTCCTGATGGTAGTGGGATTAAGCGGAGCATTGGTCCCGTGCTTATCCAGGCACGGGGCAATTGCGCTGCTCATGACCTCGTTCTAGAGGTCGACGGTACGCCAATGGCGGCGTTGGATCACCATCAAATTGGTGCTACGACGTTCTGGATCTCCAGTTTCTGGCTTCCTCCTGGGAGACAGCGGCTGCAGTTCTCATCAGCTACAGGTTACGCATACCTGCAGTTGGTGACCTTGGCTACCGGTCCGGTGTGCTCAATGACGGTCTAACCGACATACGGTTATAGGTCGTTAATGTTTTAGAGTTTCGGCGTCGTATCGCTTCTCTATTACAGACACCTTACGAGGTTATGTGATGTGCCATAGCTACTGCCTTGCTGGTTTATGAGGTCACTCATACCGCTTGGATGTGTTTAGCTGTACGTTGCTTAGCTGTAC